ATTTAACGACGAACGATCCATAAAGTGCGCCGTGCCGTGGTGAAAGCTCGTCATTCATGATTGCACGCAATTTGCCGCTGTCTACTTTGGCTTTCTTCCCGGTGTAGCGGAGCCATGCGGAGAACCCTACGCTGTGAAAGGTGGCAACCTGTACGTGCGAAGGAACGCGAGTGCGGAGTTCGTCGGCGATGTTCTTGTTGAATGCCAGCATCAACGCTTTGGTCGATACCCTGCGGAATGACTCAACGAGTGTCGTCGTCTTGCCTGCCCCTGCAACAGCGGTAACGATGGCGCTCCTGTCGCTTTCTTGTACGAATTTGAAGATGGCTTCTTGGTATTTGGAGTAGTTCATAACGGGTGTATTCGTAACGCACCTGCGTTGCTTGTCAACGCCTTTTCTTCTTTCGGTTCGTGCCCTCTGTGTCTGTACTGTGGGGAGTTTCATGTAGTGAAAGGCTGATTCAAAGGCCGCATTAGGCTGAGCACTGACCAGAGCCGAGTGTTGCCACATGACTTGGTTCTCTGATCCCGGTGAGCAGCTTTAGACCATGTTCGCTTCGCAAAGTTCTTAGGAGTGCTACGCTCGCATACGTCGGGAATGCTGAGGCAAGAGGGCTTTGTGTGCTGGTCTTTTTGGTATATCCCATATCCATGCATCCCTTGAAAGAACCCCTCCGTAAGAGGCTCTTTCAAAGGCGCGGCGCTGGCCCTGCCGCTGGGCTGAGTATGAGCAGGTGTTTCCACCTACGAAGAATCAAAGGCCGCACGCACCATCTTTGTAGCCTTGGGTGTTAACCCATCTCCTTCGCATGATCGCCCGTAAGCGAATGGTTTAGTCAGTCTCTGAAGTGTTGTGTCGCGCTTCTCGATGCACTGCTCTCTTGCTCTCCGGTCTGTTGGCGCAAGCTCCGGTTCACGGCTCGCGGCCCTGGGTGTTCCGTTCGGCCTCACAGAGTATAAAACGAAAACGCCCGATAGTGGGCTAGCACTTCGGGCGTTTTGTCCGGCAACGCCGGGATTCTGTGGTTACCCTTTCGGGCATCAGAGTTTGAAAGTCGTCATTCAGCACTAGCCTGCTGCGAACGTGGGGAAACATGCTCTCTACCCGTTGACGGGTAAAGCGGAAACTGCGGTGCCATGCATACCTTTTCGGTATACTAGATTCTGAATCCCCCACCTCCTACAAAGCCCCCCTGGCCTCCGTAGCTGGGTACGTAAACCTCTTCCTCTGGCTCCTCGTCGGCCGCATTCACCTCGGCAATCAGTCGTTGATCCTCAATCTCCGCGTTGATCGGCCCAAGGGCGACAAGGGCGGCGTAGCTATAGCAAACGCAATCGAGCCCCTCATTTCGAGTGGTCTGCGTCGGCTTCCGAAACTCCCGCAACCTCACACCGTTCTTGAACACGGGGTAAGAGTCCTCGGAAAGTAGCTGCTGAAACCACGCATCACTGAGGCTTTCGTGAAAGTGCATGAAACCGGGGATGCTGCGTTCCTCGATGGCGCTACGGTCGTAGATCAACCCTTTTACCCTGTTCGTGCCCACGGTGAGGAGCTTCACCCTGTCAACGGTAGTCGTTTTCTTCGGCCTCACGATGATCTGCGCTTCCAGAACGCTACTTCCCTTCAATGCAAACCAGTTCCGCGCCTGCCGTGGGCGAATGAAGGCGTATGCCATGCGCTGTGTAGGCGGGTGGCCTGTATCCACCCCAACGGCTCTAGGGAGCAGCGTAGCGCCATCCTCACGCGTTCTAGGGGCATTCAGGAAGGCTTCCATGCGCCCCCAAACCTCGGGCTCGCGGGGATCTCCTTGGAATACCGCGTGTCCTAGTACCCAGCATTCTTCGCCACGCCCCCAAGCGGTCACGGTGGCCTCCAGACGGTCGGGATGCACGTCAACGCCTGCTGTGAGCCATACAGCCCCCTGCGGAACCTTGTCCCACTTCTCCCGGCGCTTCGCCAGCGTCTGCCATTCGGGCTTGATGTCCTCGTCGTCCTGCCATGTCTCGGTGAAGAGGGTCTGAATGATGACTTTCTTCCGTTCCTTGCTCTTTTCGGGGCTCGTATCGTGACAAGCCTCTTCCCACTCGACCGCCCATTGGTGCATCCGGTTTGCGAATCCCTTATTCGGAGGGAAAAGGCTGTTTAGCCCGTTGAGCCAATACCCACGCACGCCCGTGAAGGGCTTTGTAGCCTTCCAGCAGCCCCGTGCGACGACTTTTCTACGCTGGGAGTCATCATGCCCCACTTTGCACACAGAACAGTGCCAGCGGGCTTTGTCGGGATGTCCTTTGGGCCATTTAATGCCGCTCCAAAGGATGAGCTGTTCCTCGTCACAGTGCAGACACCTCACAAACCACTTCCGCATGTCGCTCTGTTCGTATTCGGGCTCTATCCGCGAGTGTCCTTTCGTCCCCGGCGTGCTCCCCAGCAGTCGAAGGCTGTTCGGAAAGCCGTCCGAACGCTTCATGAGCAACTGAACCGGATCGCCTTCCCCTCCTACGTCCCCCTCCCAAGAGTCGATCTCGTCCCCGACCACGTACGGAGAGCGGTTTGCACGAAACCCTGTGATGCTCTCCGTCCCGATCATGCTGAGGGAGCCATGCGGGAACAGCTTTACCTGTATCGTGTTCGAGGAATCCCGGCTTTTAGGCGGTGCAATGACCGCAGCCAGCGAAGGGCAGTAGCGTTCTGGAAGCTCAGATCATCGTGAGGCCGAAGAAAACGACCACTGTCGACCGCGTAAAGCTCCTCACCGTGGGTACGAACAGGGTAAAGGGGCTGATTTACGACCGGAGCGCCATCGAGGAACGCAGCATCCCCGGTTTCATGCACTTCCACGAAAGCCTCAGTGATGCGTGGTTCCAGCAGCTTCTTTCCGAGGACTCTTACCCCGTATTTAAGAACGGCGTGCGTCTCAGGGAGTTCAGGAAGCCGACGCAGACCACTCGCAATGAAGCCCTGGATTGCACGGGCTACGCGTATTGCGCCCTTGTCGCCCTTGGTCCGATCAACGCGGAGATCGAAGATCAAAGACTCATTGCCGAGGTAAATGCAGCCGAAGAGGAGCCAGAGGAAGAGGTTTACGTGCCCAGCTACGGAGGCCAAGGGGGCTTTGTCGGTGGTGGGGGATTCAGAATCTAACCATTTTACTGGCGTCGGGAATATGGTCTATCGGCACCGCGAAACCTGTTGCCCGTTGACGGGAGGCTTTAGGCTTGACGTCAAAACTGAAACCCTTATTGTACAGTACATCTGTGCAAGCTTGCGAGCACAGGTTACTTGAGGGCGAACGAAGTGAGGCGGTGCGGAGCAACCGTGGCATAGCCGAAGGCGTACTATCTGTATTGCTATCTCGGTACGGAACTTCACTAGTACAGTACTTGACAGTACAACGCGGGCGCGTAAAACTTTCAACCATGAAAGAAATAACCGTACGCATCCATGGATGTGATCAAGCCAGCGTTGATCTTTCGGGTACTCGTACCGGGAGATTTTCTTTCAACGGGGGATCTGTTTTCTCTGCGGAAAACAAAGGCAAATCCACCTTGGATTCCGAACTTTTCACGATCTGCGCTGCCCTCCAATACATTCTAAACGAAGTCCCGCACACGTACCGCAGTACGGTCACAATCGTAAGCGACAGGATCGATGCGCTGGAGGTGGTGGATAAACTCAGGGCGGAAAGCCTTCGTGAGACCCCAGAGGATCAACCGTGGTCGAAACGCCTTCGCGATCTCGTCGGGGAGTTCCCGAACCTTCAAACCAAGTACTCAGACCCATGCCAAAAATCGTAATTCACGCAGAGTTCGACGAAGAAGACATGAAGATCGTCCAAATCGTGAAAGATGCGCGAATCCGCATCGAAAAGATCATTCGGAAGGAGAAGAAGGCCAAAGGCGAAAAGCTCAAGGCGCTTCGGCATGAACGGGCAGCAGACCACCTCACGATCTTTGCCGTGGTTGGCGGATCTTCCACCCTGCAATACAGCGCCCGAAGGTACGGGTGCGTTTCTGAGGCCGTGCCGATGCAGGCCGGAGGATAGCCACCCATTGACGGGAGGCTTGCCACACCTTCCCCGAAGGAATACACAACAGAGCATGAAAGCCCTATCGATCATCCTCATTGGCACAATCGCCTTTTGGGCGTGGGTGCTTTCCTAGCACATGGCGCTTACTGAGAAATACGTGAGTTCAGCAGGAGCAGGCGCGCACGACGGCAGCAGCGAAGCCAATGCTTTCTCATGGACTGAGATGGTGACGGATATCAACGTAGGCGGAAGGGCGGGCAACCGCTACAGCGTCAA